GCGCCGCCGTCCTCCATGATCTGACGGAACAACGTGTCGTCGTCCATCATGTCCAAGAAGAACTTCACCATCTGGAGGTTCCCCTCCACGTTCGTCGGTACGTTGACGGACGCGAAGAACTGCTCCAGCGGCTGGCCTTGGTTCTCGACGGAGAACACGTTGAGGCCGGTCATGCGCCACTGCTCGCGGTTGGGCTGCACCTTGCCCTGCGAGACGAGCATGATCGGCGCGACGCCGGCCGCAGCGTTGGCAAGCATGGCCCGCACGCCGCCGTTGAGGCCGCGCTGGCTCGCGCGCGCGAGGTATGGGTAGCCGTAGCCGAAGATCGTGTCGTCGGCCTGCATGATGGTGAAGTTGTAGTAGTCGACCCGGAAATCGCGCTCCAGCGGGGTCAGCTTGAACTTGATGCACTTGCCGTTGCAGCTCCACAGGTGCAGGAGCGGCATGTCCTCGTGCTCCCACTCGATGCCGAGGCAGTCACGCAGGCGCTTGGGATCGATGACCTTGTGCGTTTCGAGCACGGCGTACACGTCGTCCACCGGCTCGCGCAGGTCGGTGTGCAGATTGCGCTTGGTGACGGACGTGCGGAAGGCGCCTTCGAGCTTGGGGTCTTCCTCCTTCAGCAATTCGTCGATCGTGCTCGAGATCGTGCGCGGGTAGCGCTTGAACTCGGCCAGCTCGCGCTTGGAGAGAATCTGGACTTCGTAGGTCGCACTCGACTGGCGCAGGCTCGGCGTCATGTCGTAGTAGAACCGCCACGGATCAACGCGGCAGAACTCGGCCTTCGGCAACTCCTCGATGTTGAGCGAGCCGTCCGGGCCGAAGGTGCGCTTGTACTTGGTGGTCGGATACGGCCCCTTGAGGATGCCGACGCCGATGCGCGCGCAGTCGAAGATGGCCTTGCGTGCTTCCGCTTGGAACTTGCAGTCGCGAAGGAGCTGGAACACCTTCTGCTGCATCTTCTCGGCCGCCTGCTTGCACGCGGCCTGTGCCGCCGACTTCGGGTCGGGCGGTGGCTGCGGCTGGCCGTCGGGGCCTGGCTGCGGCGGGGGCATCGCCTGCGCGTAGCGCTGGATTTCCTCGGGCGAAAGCTCGTCCGGCGGGTCCACGCGCATCGGGAAGTCGTTCGCCGGCAGGAGCATGTCGGCCAGACGCGCCGCGCAGTTGAGGGTCTTGCTGCGCGTGGCGTGAATCTGAATCTGCTGCGGGCCGGTCTTGCTGCTGTCGGCCGCATCTGCGGGGTACGCCTTGCTGCCGTCGAGCCGGTCCTCGCCCTTGAACTGGCGCTCGTCGTCGATCCAGCGGTCCTCGATCGGCTGCTTGGCCTTCACGGCCCGCTGCCAGTCGTCCTCCAGCTCCTTGGCGAGGAGGTTGAGGCGCGACACCTGCTCGGCCACCAGCGCATCGACGGCCGCCGACAGCTCGGGCGGGGCGTTGTCACCCGCGGCCTGCATCTGCTGGCGCAGCGGGTCGAGCAGCGCGAGGTCGAGCGAACGCGGGTCGCTGGCGGCGAGCGCTTGCAAGCCTTGGATGCTGAGGTCGTCCATTAGGGTCTAGAAGATCGCGTCGGTGAGGGAAAGCGACTGCTGCGGCAGGCTGGCGTCGTAGGCGCGCATGTGGTGGTTGTTCGGCTTCCACCCCGGTGGCCGCTGCTTGGCGTACTTCAAGCCCATCACGAGGTAACGCGTAGCCGCCATCAGGTCGTAGTGATGGTCCTGCGTGCGGTCCATGATCCGGCCCTTGTCGTCACGCGAGTACGTCGCGTACTCCTGCCGCCAGAGAGAGAGCGTGTCCAGCACGTAGAAGCGCGACCCCAGCATGCGGTCGTACACCTCGGCCAACCCCTCGGTGAGGTTCTTGTTGGCTTGGAAGCACGGATTGTGCAGCGCGTTCCGGTACTGCTCGAACACGCCCTTGCCGTCGGTGATGTTGGCGCCCGCGTAGTCGATCACGCACGGAATCCAGTCGCCGCGGCGGTGCACGACATCGACATGCACCGGCAGCGGTTGCAGATTCTTGCGGTACTCGGCGTATAGGTAGAGCGTGTCCGACTCCATGTCGACCGCGCCCCACAGCATGCCGGTCGGGTCTTGGTAGCCGGGGTCGATCGCTGCAATGCGCGGCCAGCTATCGGGAATCTCGAAGTGCGGGATGACGAACTCGCGCTCGTCGACCGGCCACACCTTGCCGCTACCGAGGCGGGGAATGCCCTTGGTGCGCGCGTCGATTTCGTGCGGCAGGTAGGAGGCGATCGTCTCGGCGCGGTCCTTGGCGGACAGGTGCGCGAGCGGGATGTCGTCCCAGCCAATGAACGTGTACCAGTGCCCCGACGCTTCCGGGTCCGTCGGCTTGCCGTCGGCGAACTCGGGCAGCAGGTGCGCAATCAGCGGCGTAACGCCCTTGAGGGCCGTAAAGCCCGTCAGCACCAGCCCGCCGGTCGTGGCCGTACGGGTGACGGCTTCCGTGTAGATGCCCGCCTTGGGCTCCTCGTCCATCAGCGCGCAGTCGAGGGTCGCGGACTGGAAGCGCTCCTGCTCCATCGCATAGGTCTTGAATTCGATCTGGCTGAACCCGCCGTGGACCGAGCGGATGATCGCGCGCTCTGCGCAACCGTCCTTGCCCCAACTGACCGCCTCGATGTCCTCGGCCGCCACGAACGCGCCCGGCTGCTCGCGCGTGCCGATCAGGTAGCGTTGCAACGAGTCACGCACCTGCGTCGCCGTGACGCCCGCCGCCCACGCCATGATGGGCTTGGCGAACACGCGCCCCCGCCACCAGTGCGGGTACTTGCCCGTCAGGAAGCAGGCGAGCGCGTAGCACCATCCCAGCGACTTGCCGACACGGTTGGCGCCGAAGATGGTGCAGCGCTTGTAACGACGCGTCGCCTCCATCGCCTCCATGTGGCGCGGATAGTGGTACCGGGCGAACTCGCCGGAGTCAGCAAAGAACGTCTCCTTGAAGCCCTTGGCAAACGCTTCCGGGAGGCGCGAGAGGTCGAGCACGGTTACATGGCCTCGATCCAGCCGCCTTGGACAGTGAAGTCCACGTCGCTACCTACGACGATCTTTACCGCGATCGGCTGCGAGCGGTCCACGTAGAGCACGTTGTTGGGGTCCACGGTCGCAATCAGGAACGATTGGGTCGGCGGACCGACGGCCGAGACGATCGTGCCGCCCGCTACATTGCCGCCCGTGAGGCCGGCGTCACTCTGCAACAGGCGCAGCACGCCGCCCACGGCTAGCGTGTTGCCGCGGTAGGTGCTCGACACCTTCGGCGGCTGCTTGGTCGCGCTGGACGGTGTGCTGGTAAGCGGGGCCGAGAACGTAACGATGGCCTCCATGTCCCACGCTGTCGTATCGGGGTAGGTGTCCACGTTCCACGAGGCAATCAGCGCCGTGTTGGACGTCTGCTGCTCGACGCGGGCCGCCGGCACGAACGGCAGCGAGCCACCACTGGTGTTGGTGGCCGTGCCGAACACGCGGAAACGTACCTGCGACCCCGCATTCACGGCGTAGGACGGGAACGTGAAGCTGGCCAGCGTGTAGGTCGCAGGCGAATAGGCGGCGTACTGGATGGTAGCCACCGTCGCCGTGCGCACCGACAGCGTGCTGTTCAAGGCCGCCTGCGCGTTGGGCGTCAGGCGGGAGCCTTGGATGGCGGCCGAATCGGTGGGAAGGAGCATCGTGAGCAGCGCCAGCGCGCGGATCAAAGCAGCTGCACCGTGTCGAGGCTGGCACCTGCGCCGATCGTCGTCGCGCCGCTGGCCGCCTGCTGCGCCCACTGGAGCTGCAACACGCCGCCGTTCTGCACGGCAACCGTGCCCGTCATCAGCACGCTCGTCCACGCGTTCGTAGTGCCGCCGTTGACGGCTGCGCCCGTACCGAGTGCGGTGATCGGCTTCACGGCTGGCGCGGTGCCGTCGAGCAGGAAGATCGCGTTCATCGCCACGGTGCCCACGGTCAGGCCCTGATCGGCCACGAGGGCCAGCTTAAGGCCGCCCGCCGCGGTGATGGACGGGATGGGCAGGATCATCGTCACACGGTGATTGCCTGCGCCGTACAGCTCCGTCCACATGCTGTCGTCGTTGACGAATGCGGTGGAAGCGCTGACGACCTGATTGGCCGGCTTGTAGGCCGACATGCTGTAGCCGAACGCCTGCCGGAGCATGGCGATCACCTGGTTGGCCGTGAACGTGGCGTTCAGTGCGATTTCGGGGGTGCGGATACGCTGACTCATGGGTGTCTCCTGTCGAGGGGTCTTGTGCCCTGATTTGTGGAACCTCTTTCTCCCGTGTCGCCGGGATCACGCGTTTTACCTAAGTTATTGATTTAACTACCCTGCCTTGGCTTCAACTGGCAGTCGACTCCCGCGGCGGCGGCCGTCCCTGACTTCACAATTGCGTACAGGATTCCACCGGGGATAACGACCGATACAGGGCCGCCAGAACTCAGGATCACGGGCGTGGCTGCAAACGGATCGATGAATGGGATGTTGCTCGTCGTCTGCGCGGCCGGAAGGCGTACTTCGCACGTCTCGCCCACGCCCCACGTACCGACGAGGTACAAGACGATGGAGTCGGCCTCTTGGCCTTGCAGCTGCTGGGTTACGGCGGCCGTGGTAAGCCCGATAACGGGATTGGGGGCGCTCATGTAGTCTCCTGTAGCCTCTTGAGCAGGTCGCTGGCCCACTGCACGAGCGTGGGGCGGTAGGTGGGGTGGCTGTTCGCCATCGTCACGAGCTGGTCGGCGATGGCCTGTGGATCGGCCGTTGTCTGGATCGCGCCCGAGTGTTCGACCTCTTGCCGGTCACGCCACTTGGCGCGTTGGCGGTTCTTGAGCCAGAAGATTTGTGCGGTTGGGTGGGCGGGGATGTGCGTGCCGTCCGGCAGCGTGTACCCCATCGCCCGCTGCCTGAGGGAGCGCTCCACGTCGGCGTCGTACAGCTCTTTTTCCTTCTTGGTGTCGGAAAAGGCGCTGTGCTGGTTCAGCCAGAGGTCGATGCTGGAGCGGTTGACGCCCAGCCCTTGGGCGCAGTCATCGTCCGTGCCGCCCAGCTCGTAAATCTTCCGGGCAGCAGGGATCATCCATTCGGGGGCGTACTTGGTGGGACGGCCGCCGAGGTTCTTGGCGGGCTTGCTGTCGGTCACGCGCGAGTACCGAAGGACA